GCATCAATGAAACCCTCTGCGATACCAACTGCGGTGTATGTGTCCATCTTGATTAAGCCTCCTGAGTTTGATGTTCAAGTGAATCAATAAATGCTTTGACTTTGGTTTTATTTCCCAAACCGGTAAACAACTGCTTTGTGTTTGGGTTCCACGCATAGAACTCACTTCTTTTGCGTTGCTTATCCCAAGATGTAGTCACGCCACGAACCCACATGGTTTTGCGTGTGACTGTGATTTCAAAACCCTTGTAAGAAAATTCCTGTTTCATTGCACTTCCTTGCGATGTTTCTGTTTGCGGGAATACTTCACACGAACAGCATGCCGCCCTGCACCGCAGGAACGTGAATGCTTTGCTACAAAATTACGCTGTTTCATTTTTATCTCCAAAATAATTTGCGATTTAGTTTCACCAATAATCAAAGTGCGTAAACGCCCCATTCGCCGGGGTTGACGCATTCTGCGAACAGACCATGCTTTTTCAGGGTTGAATCCAACTTTGGGTTTGTGTCACTGCCCCACACTCGGTAGCCCTCCCAGTAATTGACCCACAGATAACTGTTGTCTTTGCGTAGCACGAACACTGTGTCGAAAGCACCGTTGTCTGTTTCAAAGTTAACGATGCCGCCAAGGTCATTCAGTTTTACTGCGATGTTCTTGATGTTCATAAATCCTCCAGTGTTTAAACAGTGATTGCACTTGCGTTGATGATGATGCAAGCACGAACATGAGACAGGCTGTCTCTCGATGCACTCCGCACGAAGTGCATCAGGCGATAGCCTCCAAAGAGCGAACATTGAATGCGTGTGTCGAATGTGTAGGTGATCACTGTGCATGCAATGGTTTTGAGATGTATTCATTCGGGGTCTCAACCCTTTCCTCTAGCCTGTTGCAGAGACTTATCGTCATCAGGCATCCCTTTGAGCAGTGCTCTCCGGAGTCCGACCATTTTGGGAAGCAGGCCGTTTGCTCACATTCGATCAGGTACCTAATGCTCTGCAACCCGATCTGCAACCTTATTTAGAGACGCAATGCTGTGATCACTGTGGATCGTTGAACGTCTGCCCTTTTCACTGCCGTTGGTGCCCTAGTAGGTAGGTGGGTCACTGTGCGGCAATCGGTAACTGGCGTCTGACCGAAACCACAGTTTAAACAAATGCAAGCACGAACGCAACCCCCTGTGCTAGCACCTGAGAGCCAGTGCTGGTGCGGGTTCCGGGCTGGTCATTTTTTGACCACCTCCAAAGCCCGTCCGGGAGGCAGGATCGTACCGGGGGGGGGCAGGCTCATACGGTGAGCCACCTGATACCTCGTTTAAACATCTATAAATGGTAGAGACATCGTTTTAACGGGTTCTGTGTGAATGACGATTGCATGATGCAATTACTTCAATATTGAAATATGCAAGCACGAACGATGATGACTGTAATGCACGAAGTGCGAACAGACGGTTGACAATTAACGTTTAAACAGCGATGGTTACACGCATGATTGAAATGCAATGTGCGAGTGTTAGCACGTCATGGAGAATGCAATGGATCGCAATGAATTGATTGAAAAACTAGAGTCAGATGCAATCACTACAGATGATGCAATTACAAGCACGAACGTGGAGACGCCCGATCCGAGCGAAGCGATGCGGATTGCTGTGGCAAAGATCCAAGAGAAGAAAACAAAGAAAGGAAAGGTGTTTGGAGTAAAGCCAGTAGAGAACGATAAAGAAAGACGTTTGACGCCTAAGCAACGTTTATTTGTAACGCACATTATGAGTGGCATGACCAAGATACAGGCTTATAGAGCGTCATATGATTGCAAGACAGAGAACGATGCAACGATTACAGCGAGTGCGAACAAACTGTTGAATGATCCTAGGATATTAGTGCTACTGCAGGGATACGAAGACACTGTCAGAGAAAAAGTAATTGAAGATGCTGTTCGCACACGGCGATTCGTGATGGAGAAACTGCACGACAGAGTGAAATCAGCGAAGACAGAGAGTGCAGAACTCAAGGCACTGGAACTCATGGGACGTGCTGTGGGCATGTTTACCGACAAAGTTGAAGGCAAAGTCGAGCAAATCAGCACAGAACGGCTGAAAGAAGAACTCAAATCACACTTAACGTTGCTCGAAAACGTTACACCAATAACGAAACGCAGTGCCTAACTTAGGCATTGCATGCACGTTTACGCTGTGCGTGTGCGTTTAAACACGCTCTCTCCGAAGAAAACTAGTATCGCTCTCTCGCCAGCCGTGCGCTTGTGCATCATGCGCTACCCGGCGACCCCACCCACCCGCCACCCCCCTGCAGCCGCTGACCACCCCGCCACTGCCATACGCTGTAATCCACACATTCCACCATCACTCCCTAGCAATACGAACGTTCGCACACCCCCACCCCTTAGTGAATTTGTACACAGAAAGTCCGAAGGACTGTATTGGGGAATCAGTTTAAGGTTTTCAAATCGATTCCCCCCGGTGGGTATATGTAAGTTTAAACACTTGCACGAACGAATGTTCTTGTTTAAACTTTGTTCCACGTGAAACGGAGGAAGTCTTGAACTTAGGGCAGCATGTAACGGACTTGATCAGGCTGGCTAATGAGATTCAGAAAGTAGCAGCCGATGGGAAAGAGACGCAAAGGATTTACCACTTAGCCTTGGAGGCTAAGGACTCTGCCACGTACATTCAGACTTGGGCTTTGGGACAGATGGCTAAGACCGAGGGTGCTTATGATGAGAAGCCACGAAGTGGCGAATCATCGAGGGAACCGAGATGACTGAGCGCCAAAGGTTGGTTCTGGAGTTCATTAAGACCTACATCGAGATGAAGGGCTTCGCCCCGTCCCTGCAGGATATAGCCACGGGCTTGGGGATGAAGTCTAGGTCTAATATCCACAGGGTAGTGCATGACCTACGTAGGAACGGGCTTCTGACTGTCCGGCCCCACCGTGTTCGTACTATCAGGTTAGAAGACAGGTCTGCCCGTGAGGTGGCTGCGCTTTGATACTTACCCGGGATGAGTTAAAACAGTATCTGGCTCTGCTGGAGACCCTGCCTGAGGAGTCCCCGGAAGTACTGAAAATTCATACATTACTTAGGGAAGATAAGAAGGAGCGGTGCAGACAGAACTTCATGCCCTTTGTGCGGCAGATGTGGTCTGCCTTCATCCCCGGCAAACATCATCAAATAATGGCTGAAGCCTTTGAGCGGGTCGCCCGTGGGGATTTGAAAAGACTAATCATCAATATGCCTCCCCGGCACACCAAGTCGGAGTTTGCTTCCTACCTCTTCCCGAGTTGGTTTTTGGGGATGTATCCGGAAAAGAAGATTATCCAGACCGCCCACACGGCGGAGTTGGCCGTGGGATTTGGCCGAAAAGTCCGAAATCTGGTTAATACACCGGAGTATCAGGAGATCTTCCCGACCAAACTGTCCCAAGATTCAAAAGCCGCCGGGCGCTGGAACACCCATAAAGGGGGTGATTATTTCGCTATCGGGGTTGGCGGTGCCGTAACGGGTAAGGGCGCAGATGTTCTGATTATTGACGACCCCCATTCAGAGCAGGAAGCCATGCAAGGCAACCCACAGGTCTATGACCGGGTATTTGAATGGTACAACTCCGGCCCCCGCCAGCGTCTTCAGCCGGGTGGAAGCATTGTGATCGTGATGACCCGTTGGAGTAAAAAGGACTTGACGGGCCAGATTCTGGCTACCGCAGCCAAAAAGGAACTGGGGGAGTGGGAAGTTATTGAACTCCCGGCTCTGCTGCCCAGTGGAAAGCCTTTATGGCCTGAGTTCTGGAAGCAAGACGAACTGGAGGCCATTAAGTCTGAACTGCCGGTTTCTAAGTGGGAGGCCCAGTACCAGCAAAATCCGACCTCCGAGGAAGGCGCAATTATTAAGCGGGACATGTGGAAGGTCTGGGAAAAGGAACGCCCCCCAATCTGTGACTACATCATCCAGTCTTGGGATACCGCCTTTGAAAAGAATAACCGTGCCGACTACTCTGCCTGCACGACTTGGGGCGTTTTCTATAAGGAAGTGGACGGGGTGGAAGTCGCCAACATCATTGTCTTGGATGCTTTCAAGGACAGGATGGAGTTCCCCGAACTCAAGAGAACCGCCTACGAAATGTGGAAGGAATGGAGTCCCGACACCCTGCTGGTGGAGAAAAAAGCCGCCGGGGCACCGCTGATCTACGAATTACGCAAGATGGGCATCCCGATCTCGGAGTACACACCCAGTAAAGGGTCGGATAAGATAGCCCGTGTAAACGCAGTCTCTGACATGTTTGCTTCTGGGCTGGTCTGGAGACCCGATAAACGCTGGGCCGAGGAATTGGTGGAGGAAGTGGCGTCTTTTCCAAACGGTGATCACGATGACTTGGTCGATTCCACAACCCAAGCCTTACTGCGGTTTCGGCAGGGAGGGTTTATCGCCCTGTCTTCGGACGAAGAAGACAAAGTCTTTGAGCCAAGAAAGGCGGCGTATTACTGATGTGGGTCAAGATTTCCATCACCAAGAAGGACTTGATGAACTGGGAAGTGATGAAGGGCTACTTCCTTTGGAGAATATTCAGTGCCAAACGAGCCATGAGAAACCCAATTAAATGGTGGCGCAGACGGCAACGTGTTAAGCAGATTAATAAGTATCTGCTTAACGAAGCGAAAAGGATAAAGCATGGCTATTGAAAAGTCTCTATACGAACTTCCTGAAGGAATCACCGCCGAGGACATGGCGGCTCCTGAACTGGAAATTGAAATTGAAGTTGAAAAAGAAGAAGAAGGCGATGAGCCGGTAGTTGAAATTGAAATTAAAGAATCTGATTTCAATGCAAACCTTGCTGAAGAGATGGATGAAGGCGAGTTGCAGCAGGTTTCAGAAGATATTCTTGACTTAATCAAACAAGACATTAATTCAAGAAAAGAGTGGGAAAGAACTTACAAAGACGGACTGGAGTTATTGGGTCTTCGGGTTGATGAAAGAACAGAACCGTGGGACGGAGCCTGCGGGGTTTATCACCCGATCCTTGCAGAGTCGGTAGTTAAGTTCCAATCTGAAACCATTTTGGAGACCTTCCCTGCTTCGGGGCCGGTCAAAACCAAAATTATTGGAAAGATTACCCGGGAAAAAGAAGAAGCCGCAGCCAGAGTTCAGGATGACATGAACTATGAACTGACGGAAGTCATGGCGGAGTACCGAACTGAGCACGAAAGACTGCTTTGGAACCTCCCGATTTCCGGGTCAGCGTTTAAAAAGGTCTACTTCGATCCCAGTTTAAACAGGCAAGTTGCCGTTTTTGTCCCCTCTGAGGACATTATTGTTCCTTACGGATCTTCGGATCTGCTGTCTTCTCCCCGGATTACACACCGGATGCGTAAGACCCCCAACCAATTAAAGAAACTTCAGGTTGCCGGGTTCTATCGAGACATCGAACTGGACGAACCGCAGAACAACACAACCGAAATTGAAAAGAAAAAGGACGAAGAGATTGGGTTTAACGTTATTGATGATGACCGCTACCTGATTTATGAGTGCCACATTGATTACGACCTGCCCGGATATGAAGATCCTGACGGTATTGCGCTGCCTTATGTCATCACCATTGACTCAAGCGGAGAGATTTTATCGATCCGGCGCAATTATCTGGAGGATGATTCGCTCAAAGAGAAGCGGATGCACTTCACACACTACGTGTATATCCCCGGATTTGGGTTTTATGGCTTTGGACTGATTCATTTGGTGGGCGGTTTTGCGAAATCTGCCACATCCATCTTGAGACAGTTAGTAGATGCAGGAACGCTTTCCAACCTGCCCGGTGGATTTAAGTCCAAAGACCTTCGTGTAAAGGGTGACGACACCCCCATAGCACCGGGAGAGTGGCGAGACGTAGACGTAACGGGTATGACGATTAAGGATTCTGTTGTTCCGCTGCCCTATAAAGAGCCATCTGCCACCCTTTACCAGTTACTTCAGACGATTGTCGAGGAAGGACGCCGGTTTGCGTCTGTCGCTGACCTGAAATTCAGCGATATGTCCAATCAGGCTCCGGTGGGAACGACTCTAGCCCTCTTGGAGAGAACCTTAAAGGTGATGAGCGCCGTTCAGGCACGTGTACACGCTGCTATGAAGACGGAATTCCAGTTAATCGCCAAGATTGTTAAGGATTACACCCCGGATTCGTACTCCTACGAGGTTGATGCGCCTAAAAAGGCTAAGAAAACGGACTACGACACCACAGAAATCATCCCGGTGTCTGATCCAAACGCCTCTACGATGGCACAGCGGGTGGTTCAGTACCAAGCCGCCCTGCAATTAGCAGCAAGTGCACCCCAAATCTACGATTTGCCGCAACTCCACAGGCAAATGCTGGAGGTTTTGGGTATCAAGAACGCAGCCAAGATCATTCCAATAGAAGAAGATCAAAAGCCAACCGATCCCGTGTCGGAAAACATGAACGCTTTGACTGGAAAACCATTAAAAGCATTCCTGTATCAGGATCATCAGGCCCACCTGCAAGTGCATATGAACGCCATGCAAGATCCCAAAATCCAAAAGATTGTTGGGCAGAACCCTCAAGCGCAGCAGATTCAGGCTGCAATGATGGCGCATATCTACGAGCACGTAGCCTTCCAGTATCGGATCGAAATCGAGAAGATGTTGGGTGCACCGCTTCCGCCTGAGGGAGAACAGTTGCCTGAGGACGTGGAAGTTCAGATTTCCCGTGCTGTGGCTGAAGCCTCCGATAAGTTACTTCAAAAAGATCAGGCCGAAGCCCAAGCCGAACAGGCTCAACAGATGGCTCAAGACCCAGTTGTCCAGATGCAGCAGCGTGAAGTTGCAATTAAAGAAGCCGATCTGCAGCGCAAGATTGCTAAGGATCAGATTGATGCTCAACTCAAGATGCAAGATCAACAACAAAAAGATGAGCGTGAGCGCATGCGTATCCAGTCCCAAGAACAAATTGCTGGAGCACAGATTGGTGCCAAGGTAATGGATTCGGATAAGCAGATTGCTTCAAAAGAACTAATAGAAGGAACCAAAATAGGAGCGAAGTTTGGGTCTTAGAGAATATTTATTAAATGAAATAAAAAAAGATCAATCGGCCTTGAAGGAGTCTTTAGCCTTCAAGCCTGTTGAAGACTACCCCGCCTACAGAGAGACAGTCGGGGAGATACGTGGTTTACAACGAGTCATAAGACTAATAGAGGACTTGCCAGATGAGTGAAAAGTTTGAATTACCGCAGCCCAGTGGGTACCGAATACTGATTGCTATTCCTAAAAAGGATGAAACATTCAGGGACTCAAAAATAATTATTGCGGAAACAGAAAGAAGGAAAGAAGAGATTGCATCAATCGTTGGACTGGTGGTCAAACTTGGCCCCCAAGCCTACGCCGATCCCGATAAGTTCCCGGACGGGCCTTGGTGCAAGGAGGGCGACTTCATCATTATGAGGTCGTATTCTGGGACGAGGTTCAAGGTCACCACGCCGGACGGGGATCAGGAATTTCGCCTTATCAACGATGACACCGTAGAGGCTGTCGTTGCCGATCCACGGGTTGTTACCCGCATTTAAGGAGTTTAAACATGGCTGAAGAACAGCAGCAGCAGTTGGAAATTGAAGTTGAGCCAGAGATTGAAATTGTAGATGACACTCCAGAACCAGATAAGGGTAAACCCGAATCTCGGGGTGAGGTAGAGGTCACCGATGACGAAATCTCCCAGTATTCGGACAACGTCCAGAAGCGAATTCGTCAACTTCGGGCTGTCTACCATGAAGAAAGACGGGAAAAAGAACGTCTTTTAAGGGAGCAGCAAGAGGCTATTGCCTATGCCAAGTCTATTGCAGAGCAAAATAGACTTCTTCAGGAGCGTCTGTCTCAGGGCGAAAAAGCCTTGGTGGAGACCTCCAAAGCCAAAGCCGATGTCATGCTGGCGCAAGCCGAGCGTGAGTATCAGGAAGCCTACGAGGCTGGCGATACCCAGAAGTTGATCGCCGCCCAAAGAAAAATGTCAGAAATGGTTGTTGAAAAGCGGGAGGCTGACCGGTACACACCCCAGTACACCCCACCCCCTTTACAAGAGCCTCAAACTGCAGTAGAACAACTACCACAGGTTGTCCCTGACGAACGCACCCGTCAGTGGGTATCTCAAAACGAATGGTTTGAGAGTGATTCTGTGATGCGTGGTGCTGCCTTTGGTATACATGACCAACTCGTGCGTGAAGGCTATAAAGCCGGATCGGACGCCTACTTTGAGCAAGTTGATGCTCGTATTCGGGATGCGTTCCCGCAAAGATTCGGGGTAAAGAAACCCGCCGCCAACGTTGTTGCTCCTGCTACAAGAAGTTCGTCAGGGTCGAAAAAGATCGTCCTGACCAAGTCTCAGGTCGCCGTGGCGAAAAGACTTGGTGTACCACTTGAAAAGTACGCTGAACAACTAGCAAAGGAGATGAACAATGTCTGATCGCACACCTCGTGAACAACAAACACGCCTATTTTCGGAACGCAAGAAGGCTTGGACACCGCCATCTTTGCTTCCAACTCCGCAGCCCCGTGAGGGCTTAAAGCACCGCTGGATTCGTAAATCGATCCTCGGTCAAGCGGATGATCGAAACATGGTGTCAAAGCAGGAAGAGGGTTGGACTCCGATTACCCGTGAGGAATACCCCGAACTGCAAGTAATGGGCCGGGATTCTGGTCTAGTAGAAATTGGTGGATTGGTGCTTTGCAGCACACCCGAAGAGTTTGTCGAGCAGCGGAATAATTACTACCGTCAGCAGACAGAGGCTCAAACGGCGGCTGTAGACGCTAATCTGATGAAAGAAAACGATCCTCGGATGCCTTTGTTTAGTGAACGGAAATCCACAACAACCAAGGGCAGAAGGGAAGATTAAGGAGTTTAGGAATGGCTTATCCTACCGTTTCAGCCCCCTATGGCATGGTTCCCGTGAACCTGCTGGGTGGTCAGGTATACGCCGGTCAGACTCGTCTCATCCCGATTGGGCAAAACGAAACCACCGCCATTTTCTTTGGCGATGTGGTTACGCTGAACTCAGCCGGTAATGCGACCAAAGTCGAAACCACGGCTACCGCCACCACGATTGGTGTTTTCCTTGGATGCACCTATGTCGATCCCAACACGTCCCAGCCGGTGTTTAAACAGTACTATCCGGGCGGAATCAACGTGGCTGGTATTCAGGCATACGTTCAGGACGATCCCGATCAGTTGTACAAAGTCGCAGTCGTTTCCACTGGCACAACCATTGGATTCCTGACCCGAGCCGCTGTTGGTAAGAACGTTTCCATCGTTCAGAACCCCGGAAACACCACCAATGGCAATTCTGAAAACGCAGTTCTGAACACCACTGACACCGAAACGACTCTGCCGATTCGTGTTGTGGACGTTGTGCCTGAGACTGCTATTGCTGGTTACGCCGGTTCTTACACCGAAGTAATCGTTCGTTTCAATTTTGGTATCTCTCTGTATGAGAATGCCACTGGAAGGAGCGCATAATGGCTATTTCTCGTGCCCAACTGTTAAAAGAACTTCTCCCCGGCCTGAACGCCCTGTTCGGTCTGGAGTATGCTCGTTACGGCGAAGAGCATAAGGAGATTTTTGATACCGAGACCTCAGAGCGTTCGTTTGAAGAAGAAACCAAACTGTCTGGCTTCTCCGCCGCACCGGTGAAGAACGAAGGCAGTGCGATTGCTTATGACAACGCCCAAGAGGCTTGGACTGCCCGCTATCAGCACGAAACCATTGCCCTCGGCTTCTCCCTCACGGAAGAGGCAATCGAGGACAACCTGTATGACAGCCTCTCGGCTCGTTATACCAAGGCTCTGGCTCGTGCTATGTCTTATACCAAACAGGTTAAGGCGGCTAACATCCTGAACAACGGATTTAACTCGTCCTACACCGGTGGTGATGGGGTTGAACTCTTTTCAACCTCCCACCCGTTGGTTTCTGGCGGCGTGAACTCCAACGAGCCGTCCACCCCTGCCGACCTGAACGAGACTTCTCTGGAAGCCGCCGTTATTCAGATCGCTGCTTGGACGGATGCACGCGGTCTGCTGATCGCCGCTCGTCCCAAGAAGATGATTGGTCCTCCGGCACTGATGTTCGTTGCTGATCGTCTGCTAGAAACCGAGCTGCGCGTTGGCACGACC